TCTACATATAAAATGAAAGATCGTTGGGATAGATCTAAATCGATAGAAATTTTTAATATTTATTGTGGTCACTATAAATTAATAAATGATGAAGCTAAAGCTAGGTGTTGGAATGGAGGTCCTAAGGGGTTAACAAAAGAAGTTACCCAAAAATATTGGGATAAGGTTAAATGTCAAATAAATAATCAATATGCCGAAAATATATAATAATGATGTATTTTAGCTCGTTTAAAAAATATTCAAAAGGAAGAGAACTATATGGGGTTGGTTTTGTTATTAACCATAAATATAGGACCTTTGTCATAGGGTTTAAACGTTCACGAAGTCGTTGGGGTATTATTAATTTAAAGACCAAAAACCAAAGACTATGTATTATATCTATAGGTATTTGTATTATTCATATAACAATTCGAACTAATAAAAAAGACTTTAAACAATATGCCCATAAATTGTGGGGGAGTAAAAAACATTTTATATCTTTAATAAATAAAAAAGACGAATAATGTCATACCATTCAGCATACTGGTTAAGTAAAACAAGAGACCATAAAGAAAAATTTGGTTTTATGGAATTAGTAAATACACAGCGTGCTATTACTAATTTTGTAAAAATAATGACAGGAAAAGAAATCCCTGTTGAGTTTTATTCCAATAATGATGGAGATTCCATGACAAATGGTAAAAATATCACCATATCATCAATGATTAACGAGCAGAACATTGATAGTATAGTGGGTCTGGCGCTTCATGAGGCGTCGCATTGTAAATACACGGATTTTAATGTGTTAAAAAGAATAACAAATCACTTAGCTTTAAAGGGGAATTTATTAGGTGGTAAAGTTATAATATCTATGTTTTTAAATTTTGTTGAGGATCGTAGGATTGATTCTCTTGTTTATAAAGAGGCACCAGGATATCAAAGGTATTATAATTCAATGTATGAGAGATATTTTTATAATGATATAATAAATGAGGGGCTTAAAGGAAATAATTATAGAGAAGAAGAATGGGAAAGTTATTTATTTAGGATTATTAATATATTTAATACAAACACAGATTTAGACGCCCTAGATAAATTAAAAGAAGTATACGATTTAATCGATTTAAAAAATATAGATAGATTAAAGTCCACCAAAGATTCTCTGGATGTTGCATGTGATTTATATAAAGTAATAGCTCTTCATATTAGTAACCAGAAGGCTAAACCCCATAAAAAGAACTTAGAGGATATTGATTATATGGGTCCTTCAAAATTCAACCTTAAAGTTGAATTTAGAAGACAAGAAAATTTTTTAAATGGTACTTCTTTAAAATCCCCCATATCTCAGGGCCTTAAAAAACAAATTAAAAGTATAATAGAATCTAATGTGTTTACTAAAAATGTAAAAGTAGAGGAAGATGGGAAATATGATAGTAATTATGAAGTTCATGTTATAAATGGTATTTCAAATAAGGTGGTTAAAGATAATATATATGGTATTTTTCATAGTATAAATTGGAAAAAAGATGATATTAATAAAGGTATTAGTATGGGAAAGAAATTACTTAGAAAATTAAAAGTAAGAAATGAACAAACATCTTTAGATTCACATAGGTTAAAAAAAGGGAAAATAGATCCTCGTAGAATATATGCTGCTGAGTTTGTTGATGATATATTTAAAAAAACCAATATAACCTCATTTAAACCTATTAGATTACATGTTTCCATAGATGGTAGTGGGAGTATGGATGGAATTAAATGGGATAGTACTTTAATTAATACTGTATCTTTGGGGTATATTTCTTTGAATATGGATAATATTCATTTAACAATTTCTATTAGAACCACTGGAAATATTTTTAATAAAGAAGTACCCATATTACTTTTAGCTTTTGATAGTAAAAAAGATTCAATAAAAGATTTAAAAAGACTAGGTTATTTTAGAGCCATTGGCTTAACTCCTGAGGGGATATGTTTAGATGTTTTAAAAGATTATATTCCTCCCTCATCTTATTATTTGGATAGTTATTTAGTTAATATGAGCGATGGTTATCCTATATTTACTGAGAATAATATTTCTTATAAAGGTAAAAGAGCTATAAATCATACATCTAAGGTAGTACGAAGTATTAAAAATAAAGGTGTTGGTATATTAAGTTATTTTATAACTTCTGATGATTTAGATTTATCGGAAGGAGATATATTGGTTAATAATTTTAAAACAATGTATGGTAAGTCATCATCTTTTATTGATCCTAAAAATATAAATGAAGTAACTAAAACATTAAATAAATTATTTCTAGTAAAAAATATGATATCATGAGCAGAGGAAGACCTAAAGAAAGAGATGATGTGGCCCCCACAAAGTATATTAGATGTTATGGGGATTGGGAATACCATTTCGATGTTAATAAGAACCCTAATGGTTTTTGGAAATGTGAGAATGTAGGTATTACTTATAATAAATTGGAAACCTTATATATTAAGCTGGAGAAATTAAAAGAACCCAAATATCAAGAAAATGGGCGAAAAAAGAGGATTACTAAGGATGATAAACAAAATATGGAGAAGCTTGAGGAAAAATATTGGAAAGAATATTATAAAACATACCCCAAAGATATTCCCAAAAAGAAAAAATAATATATGTTTTATACAGTTTATTTATACGTAATGGTATATTAAAATTATAAAATATGGAATTTATATTAGCAGAATTAGAAAAAGTAATTGAATCAGTAGAGGTGGGAGAATTAAGTATAGAGGAACTATTGATTGAACTTAATAAGATTAAAGAAAATATATGGGATTATTTGGATTGAACTAATAATTTACGTATATTTATAGGTGATCGCAAGTACGTGCATTACTACCTAACGACACGAGGGTTCGACCCCCTCCACCTCCACTATGTTATAAAAATATGGGGGTGACTTGGAATTGACCGGAGGATAAGGATGTAAAGAAGATCAACAACGTCTAAATGACGAAACAGTGAATATGGCGATGGCTGCCTGAGAGGCACCCTGACCCAACGGTATTAATAGGGCAAGGTTGGAAACAATCGTATCGTTAAAGTTCAAAATTAGAAGAAGGTAACCCCCGGGTTGCCTTCTTTTTTTATATTTATGGTTATATATAAAATTTAATGACTACACAAAAACAAGTATTAGAATCTTTATGTCTTAAGATAGAAAGTCTAGAAAAGGGTTTACCTAATGGTAATATAATTAGAATAGAGAGTTCTATTAATGAAATTAAAGATGTCCAAAAAGAAATGAAAGTTGATGTTAGTAATATTCAAAAAAGATTATTTGATCCCGATAATGGTTTAATAGTCGAAACCAATAAGAGTAAAGAGTTTAGAGAAATTTGTGCTCCTGAAAGAATAAAATTATTGGATCAATTTATGGGAGTATTAAGGTGGAAAAGAATGGTAGAAGGGGGACTAGCTGTTATATTTGCCTCCGTTGTTGGGGTAATACTTAAATTAATGTTTTATTAAATTAAACCAAATGAAAGACACAGAATATTATAAGGCATTTAATAGATTTATTAATGAAGGAGATAGCACAAGTAAAGGCAATATATTAGCGGATAAATTAATTAATGATTTGAGAGCAAATGCTTTTAAGCAGTTAACAGACGAAGAATTATATGATTTTCGACAAACAATAGCAGACGCCTTCGATATGAGACTTAATTAATACACATTAATGCACTTTATAGCTTCCATTATTTTTTTATATTTATCACAGAATAACATAGTATAACATGGCAAATAATGCATTTTACGGATACTCACCTAACCCTTCAAAAGAAGCAGAGGGGAACCGTTTAGATAGATTAAATCCCTATGAATTTAGGAAAGGGATGGATTATGAATTAACCAATATTGGTTGTTCAAGGTTAGCTGAATCTTCAGTTGAAGAAAGAGAAAAAGCAACTGAATCTGTTCTTAAGAATTTAGAGGAAAATGGAGGATATTATACTTCATTAATTACTTATGAGACTACTTTTAAGGGAGTTAATAAATCTCCTACATTTAAACAATGGCTTGCTAAACAAGAAGATTTTAGAATGCAGGAGGTTGATTATAAATTTAAAGGTGACAAGATGGAAGAATTAAAAGAAACCATTAAGTCTAGAGTTAAAAAAATGATTTTAGAGAACGACGATTTAATTGATAAGGATATAAAGTTAGATTTTGATGGTATGCCCACAGTTGATTTAGAGAAAAACCCAGATACTTTAAAAAATATGAATCAATTTAAAGGTGATGACTCTGAAGGTAAAAAAGTAAAAGAAGCATCTAAAGATACCCAAGATGTTAAGGGGGCAAAAGGGAAAGCAAAACAACTTAAATCTTTAGATAAAGAAGAGGCATCATTAGCTAAAGAAAAAATTAAATGTCAAGTGGCTTTTGAAAAACCATTGGCAAAATATAAAGATGGAAAATTAACATCCTCTGAATATACAGAAGAAACTAAAGAATTTACAGATAAAATTAAGGAAATTAATGAACGTCTTAAAGAAATTCTAAAAGAAAAGGATGATATTAATTTATCTGAAAAATTAGGGAGAAGAGAAGTAGCCAAATCAATGATGGAAAAATCAACCCATCTTGAAATTCTTAATATTATTAAGGAAGCAGGAGTTTCATTAACTGAAGGTTCAGGCAATATTAAGGTATATTATGAAATAGCAAAAACATCTTACCAAGAAGGATTCATGAAAGGTATTCACACAAATAGTTAAAATAATGAAATTACTAAAAAAAATAAAAAACTATATTATTAATATGTGGAAATCCCTTTGGGCTAAAACAGAAGCAGATGAAAAGGCAGAAGCTGCTTTAGAGGAAGCAAAAAATCGTATTAAGGCAATAAAAAGAGAATTAGCAGACGTTAAGCTTGCTCTTAAAAAAGCAGCATCAGAATCTAAAGATGTTATGGATGCCTTTAAAAGAAAAAAATTAAAATAATTCAATAATAACTTTAAAATAAAACAAAATGACTTTAAAAGAATTACAAAAAATGATAAAAGAGGAACTTACCTCTTATAACGAAAACGAAGATGAATTCGACGTATCAACTGATTTAGGGGCTCCTGAAATCGATGTAGATGTAGACGCCGGTGATATAGACGTTGATGGAAACGAAATCGAGGACTTAGGTTCTGAAGAGGTATTGCGTGGGATTTATGATCAACTAGCAGCATATTTCGATTCTGAAGGGGGCGAAGTAGATGATTTCGAAGATGAAACTTTACCAGCAGAAGAGCCAGAAGGTGATTTTGAGGATGAAGAAGAAGAAGAAATCGAAGAATCTAGTTTTTCTCTGCAAGAGAGATTCAAGAAATTAGCAAATATAATTAAAGATTAACCCCTTTATAATTATATAAATTTATTATTGAAATAGTCTAAAGGACTAAATGAGGGCCACCCTACAAGGTGGCCTTCTTATTTTCAAAGACTTCCACAAAAAAACTAGGCTTACCGCCGGGTTTTATGTACCCTATCACTGTAGGGGTATAGGGATATAGGTGTTTTGCCGCAACGGTGTTTCGGTCCGCAAACGGTGTTCGGTGTTCGGTGTTCGGTTCGCTATATATTCAGGTCCGCTCGGTTCGCAACGGTGTTATAGAGAACATTTGGATGCCCAAGAAAGCAGTTATATAATAAAAAACATGAAATACTCAGCACAAGCACAAACGTCATTAGATAGACTAGACGAATCCCTAGCAAGACTACATGGATTAATATCTAAAAATAGAAACCAACAAGCTCTCCAATTTATGGGTGAGGAATTAAAAGAACGTTTCGAGGAATTACAAAACATAATCACAATATCTTCCGTCAATACAGGAGGAGTAAGAAACATTCCTAACACAGGACACCTATAATATGTTATCAGCAGAACAAATATACGAAAATTGGGAACGTTACATTAAAATTATTAATGAAACCTTCCCTGAAGAAAGAGCATCTATGCTTATTTCATTCTCCGAAAAATACCAAGATAGACTTATGATGATGCCCGCATCATCTAAAAATTGGCACCACTCAGCATTTGCGGGGGGGTATATTGACCATATTTTACGTGTGTTTGATTGTGTAATTAAATTATATAATACTTGGGGGGAAATGGGTGGAGATTTATCTACATATACTCTCGAAGAAATGAAGTTTGCTGCATTATTCCATGATCTAGGAAAAATGGGTCAGCAAGAAGGAGAATACTACCAACCTAATGATTCAAAATGGCATATTGATAAATTAGGACAGGTCTATAAATTTAATATTAATATTCCAGCTATGAAAGTACCTGAACGTTCATTATTTCTATTACAGGAAATTGGATGTAAGTTATCTCAAAATGAATTCCTTGCAATTAAAATACACGATGGTTTATATGATGATAGTAATAAATTTTACTTTATGTCTGGTCAAAAAGAAACTAGATTAAGAACACATCTACCACTATTACTCCACCAAGCAGATCATATGGCTTCTCAAATTGAGTTTGAAATATGGAAAAATGGAGGACCATTTAATAAAATTAATACAGATATCCCTACTACTAAAACAGCGGAATCTATTGCTACCGTTACCCTTAAGAACATGGAGGAATCTACCTCTGCACCTACCTTTAAGAACCTTTCAGATAACCCAATCAAAGTTTCTAAACCTATAAATGCATCAAAAGGAGATAAGATAATAAGGGAAGCATCTAAATTAAATACAAATAATAACCCTAACCTTTCAAAAGCTACCTTAAGCATCATAGATTCATTTTTTAACTAATAACCATGATTACAATTTTTATCCTAAGTATATTATTAACAATAGTAATTGTTATTTCATTATTCATAATTAGAAATTTACTAATTAAAAACGAAAAGTTATTAGATTTCATATCTAAGCAAAGTGATGCTATTAATGTTTGTGATTTAAAATTAAAAGATATAGATTCTAAGGGTATGTTTAAAGCAGACGATGATATAGGATGGTTTTTTACAGCCATAAAAGACATCCAAGCAGCATTAAATGAATTTACATTAAAATATTAAATTAAAGCATGTCAGATTTTATACCTAAAAAGCCTGATGATACATATTCTAATCTTCCACCTCTAAGTATTTCAGAAAAGAGGGGAAGAAAAAGAACAAAAAAAATATATTTCACTGAAGATACAGAGGAAGCAATAGCAGAATATTTAGCATCAACAGACCAAAATGAAAGAGATATTATATTCAAGGAGAGAATATGGTATCCTTTTTATAAACTCGCTGAGAATTTAATACATACCTTTAAATTTTATTATACTGAAGTAGATTCATTGGAAGATCTCAAACATGAGGTCATTTGCTTTCTGCTTGAGAAATTAGATTATTTTAAACCAGAAAGAGGAAGCAAAGCATTTTCATATTTCTCTATTGTAGGTAAAAATTATCTTATCCTATATAATAACAACAATTATAAAAAAATAAAGGTCACAGTCCCTGAATTAGCAGCAGATGAAGACAATAATGTATTATATCAACTAGGTAGAGATGATAGAAAAGAAGACATTAAGGAATTTATAGATTATTTTACTAAATATATTGATAAACATATGTTTGTTATATTCAAGAAACAGAAAGATAGGAAAGTTTGTGATGCCATTAATACTATATTTAAGAGAAGGGAACATATTGATATTTTTAATAAAAAAGCTCTATATATTTACATTAGAGAAATGACAGGTGTAGATACCCCTATAATTACTCGAGTAAATAAGAAATTAAAAATAATCCATAAAGATTTATATATAGAATATAATAATAAAGGATATGTAAAAATATAGTTTTTTCATATTTATAATTAAAACATTATGGATCCATTATTACAAGTACTATATGACGATAAAACTTTCTCAGATCTCTTAAAGGAGATTCATGGTAATCAAAAAAAGAAAGCAAAACAAATATCAGGTCTAGTAACAGAATTAAAACCCTTAATTCTAACTTTAGGAGATGCTGCAGTAGTAATTCCTTTAATTAAAGAATATTTAGAAATAGGGGTTAAAAATGATGACCAGCTAATAAAAATGGCAGCTATAGTCCAACGATTAACATCATCCACCTCTTCAGGAGGAGATACGGGTTTATTAACTGACATTGAAATGGAACAACTTCAAGGAATAGCTGAAGAAATAGCGAAAGGTATTGATGAGTCTAAAGAAATAGAGCTACCTATATATAAAGGTGCATAGGGGTAATGATAGTTAACTCTAGGAAAAGTGGTGAGAGTACTCCCTCACATTCATCTAATAAACAAAAGTGGATAGCTGTAAGAGTTCTAGATATTATATTAAATATGAATCACCCTAAATTTGAGGAATTAGGAGGTTATGATTCTATAGGGACCATTTTTTACACCAAATTAGACGACAATACCCCTAATGAAAATATAGGAGGGGCTAATATGGCTAAACCACTATTCTCACATTTAAAATATTACCCCTTAATAAACGAGATTATATTAATTTTATCTACTAACGATACAAACATTTATAATGACAGTAAAACAGATTACTATCTCCCTCAAGTAAATATATGGAATCATCCCCACCATAATGCATTACCCTCTATTAATAATTTAAATTCAGAAACTAATGCAAATGATTATCAGGAAACAGAAAATGGTATTGTTAGGAGGGTAGAAGATGGCTCTACTGATATAAAATTAGGAGAATACTTTAATGAAAACTCAAATATAAAACCCTTATTACCTTATGAGGGTGATTTAATTATTGAAGGAAGATTTGGTAATTCAATTAGATTTGGCTCCACTAATATAGGAGATAATATTCCTGATGAGAATAAATCCCAGTGGAGTCAAAAAGGACAAACGGGAGACCCTATTACTATTATAAGAAATGGCCAACCCGAAATTACAGACAACAAAGGGTGGATACCTTTAACTGAAGACTCAAATAAGGACGCTTCTATTATTTATATGACATATAACCAACAGATAACTAACTTTATACCTGCATCCTTAAACCAACAATCCTTTGGGGCTAATATAGAAGCCGAAATACCATGGGATCAAGAATTAAGTAATATAAATCCTCCAAAGAAAATAGTAGAACCAATAATAGAAAATACCATTGAGGAAATAACTGAAGATACAATAGAAGAAACACCTATAAATTCCCCTCAACCAACTCCTATAACATTACAAGAAACAGAAGACGAATTATCTCCATGGGACCATCTTATTGAGAGTAGTTCTGAAGATATAGGAGGGTATATCATAGAAGATGTAACTGAATTTAATAATGTAAATCCTTTTTCTGATATTACATTCCCTGAAATATCTAGAGAAGATATAGGAGATATTGATTTAAACCAACCAATAGGGAGACATTTCCAATTAAAACATTTTCTAAAATCGGATATTGCCAATGCTAAAAATATAAGCAATATCCCCGGGGTAGATAAAGCATTAGGCAGTTCAGCCGAAATGGTTATTCATAATTTAAAAAATTTAATGGAAAATTGTGGGGATGCCTTATATGATAAATTCCCCTCAATGGTAATAAGTTCAGGATTTAGATGTTCAGAATTAAATATATCTATTGGAGGGTCTGCTTCAAGCGAACATAGATTTGGTTATGCTATTGATATTCAGATACCCAATACCCTAACATCTGAGATATTTAATTGGGCAGCCATTAATATCCCCAAATGGAACCAATTAGTATGGGAATTTCCTGAAAGAGGTACCCTTGGTTTTAATGATGGGTGGGATGGGAATTCATGGGTTCATATTTCTTACCAGTCAGGAAATAACAGAAAAAGAACAACATTAGCTTCTAATAAATCCAACATTCATGAAAGATATGGGGGAACCAGAAGAGGGGAAGGAGATAGGTATCAAGATAACATAGGAATAGCTAAACAAGAATTCGTATGAATTATAAACCAGAGGCCCCAGGCATATATCAAGGGAAACAAGTAATAATTAATTCAGATAGATTATTATTCAATGCTAAGAAGGATTCTATACTTTTATTCTCAAATAAGGTAATAGGGTTTAGTACAAATGGAAGTTTTCATTTCGACACATCCAATTTAGAGGGAAATAAATTTATAATTAATGCACCAAATATTTATTTAGGATTAAAGGATAACGGAAATTTCCCAAATGAACCTGCACTATTAGGGAATAAAACAGAAGAGGTATTAAATGATATGTTAGAAATGATTGATGGTTTAATTGATGATATTTTATATAAAGTAACATTTATTACTGGAATACCAGGAACCCCTACAGGACCCAACCCAGCAAATATAGCAATGTTAGCTACAAGAAGAGCAGAGATAAAAATGATCAAAGAACAAATAACTTTTATAAAAAGTAATATTACAAAATTAGCTTAGTATGATAGGAATGATCCAAAATATTTTAGAAAGTCAAATAGATAAAAAACTTTTAGAAGTAAAGGGGGAAATTAAAACCCAAGGAACTTCTAAATTAAATGAATATAAAAAGGAGATCCCTTCAAAGGAGGAAATAATATCCCTCATGAAACCTTATATAGAAAATCCCCGAGGTTCTTGCTCTATAAAGGGACAAGCTCAGGTAGAAAAATTATATAAAAAATTAAAGAGGGTATTAGAAAAAACCCAAACAATAACATTAAAAATCCAAACTAAAACTGATAATACTCACAATAAACTTACTAATATAAAAGATAAAATAATTCCTAAAATAAAAAAAATACTAGCAACATTATCTGTTATAATTACTATATTAAATTTAATAGTGAAGACCCTTCCTATGGCTATGGGGACCATGATAGGGATAACTGCTAATGGTGCTGTAATAAAAAAATTTGGGGATATGATAGATATAGCTAAAGCTAAGATAGGACAATTTAAAAATGCTATAAAATCTTTTACTAGTTTATTAGATAAAAACATTCAAAAAGTACTAAAAATAATAGCAATAATGGTTCCTATAGTTATAGCAATAAAAGGTTTATTAGTACTTATTACTTCTCTTATAGCAATTTTAGAACTTTTATATTTAAAATTCTTACAAATATGTAATGTAAGTGATCAGGAACCAATAGATATTGATGGGAATATTAACGTAGAACTACTTGATATGAACTCAATTATAGAAGTAGGGATGAATATAATGGATAGCTTGGATGTGTTTGGGGGAAAAGAAGTAATAGAAAAAATGTATAATGCTAATTTTCAAGTAATTGGATATAAACGTTATAAAATCTAAAAGAGTTATATTTATAATAAATAACAGCTAATATGAAAGCAAAAGTATTTGAAAATTTAATAAGAAAGATAGTTAGGGAAGAAATAGACTATGCTCTTAGTAGAGAAATAAGAATCCTCAAAGAGGATTTAAGTAGTGGGGGAAATTTAACCATAACAGAACATATAGAAAAACCCGATAAATCATTACAAATAACACCCCTTCTTCATCAAACCCCAAGAATAATTAAAGATACCCCTACATATAATTATACAAATAATATAGCACTAAATAATCTTCTAAATGAAACTGCACAAGGAGATACAAGTTTAGAAGGAAATGGTCCTAGGGGGGGAATGCAGGGTCCTCTACCAGAATCCTCTTCCCCAGCTATAAATGAAGCAATAAATAGAGATTATAGCTCACTTATGAAAGCTATATATAAAAAAAAATAGTAAATGCCTATAATTCAAAGTAAAAGAAATATACACCCTTTAAGCCTTAATGGTAATACTACTATTGGTGTGGCTTTTCCTTTGGATGATATAAACTTATTCTCAGGTACTCAAACAGTCAAAGAACAAGTAAAAAGTAATTTACTAAACCTATTACTGACAGAAAAGGGAGAAAGAATTAACCAACCTGATTTTGGTATTGGGTTAAAAAATCTATTATTTGAACAGAATATAGATGAGGATGGTTTAAGTGAATCTATAGGCCATCAAATGGGAATTTTTATTCCTGAGATATCTCTTTTAGACACTAAAGTGGAATTTATAGCAGACGAAAATCTATTATACATTAAAATAACATATCAGTATAATCTGGACGGATCTGATGATTCGATACAACTTAACTTTAACTAATGGCCTATAATAAAGTATTAAATAAAACTCAAGAGAAAGATGTTAAGTACCTAAATAAGGACTATAATTCTTTTAAGAACCAACTAATGGAATTTGCGGAAGTATACTTCCCCAACAATTTCAATGATTTTAGTGAGGGAAATCCGGGAATGATGTTTATGGAAATGGCGTCATATGTGGGGGATGTTTTATCTTTCTATACAGATACACAACTTAGAGAATCTTTTTTAAACACAGCACAAGAAAAAGAAAACTTATATAACCTAGCATACACTATGGGTTATAAACCAAAGGTAACAACAGCAGCATCAGTCAATTTAGATATATTTCAGTTAGTACCTTCTATTGATAATGAAGGGATATGCTACCCTGATTATAGTTATGCTTTAAAAATAAGTGAACATTCAACTTTTAACTCAACAGAAGGAGCAACATTTTATACTACTAAAACAGTAGACTTTGGTTTTTCTTCATCATTTGACCCTACAATTGTAAGTATTTACCAATATGCTACTAATAAAAATCCTGAATATTTCCTCTTAAAGAAAAAAACCACAGCAATATCAGCAACCCCCAAATCAAAATCATTTAATATTGGGTCAGTTGAACAATATAAAACCCTAAATTTATTTGATTCAAAAATAATATCTATTGAATCTATGGTAGATTCTGAAGGAAATGATTGGTATGAAGTACCCTATTTAGCCCAAGATACCATTTTTGAGGGGATAGAAAATACGGGAGCTAATGATCCTGAATTGAAGGGGTATAATGGTCAAACACCCTATCTTATTAAATTAAAACAGGCTTCCAAAAGATTTATAACGAGACTAAAAGATAATAACGAATTAGAAATCCAGTTTGGAGCGGGAATAAGTGACAAAGCAGATGAACAAATTATCCCTAACCCTGATAATATTGGTTTAGGAATAAAAGATGGTAGATCAAAACTAGATGTGTCTTATGACCCTTCTAATTTTTTATACACAAGAGCATATGGACAAGTACCTGCTAATACCACATTAACATTATCATATTTGGTAGGAGGTGGATATGAAGCTAATGTAAACTCAAATACCATCACAGAAAATGGTACTTTACTTATTACTAATAGAGCAGGTTTAAATAATTCTTTATTAAATTTTGTAAAAAGCTCAGTATCTTCTACAAATCCAGAAGCAGCCAGAGGGGGAGGAGATGGAGATACAATTGAAGAAATAAGAATGAATACTATGGCTTCCTTTTCTGCCCAACAAAGAACAGTAACTAAGGATGATTATATCATAAGAACACTATCTATGCCTCCAAAATTTGGGAGAATAGCTAAATGTTATATTACACAAGATGATCAAATTTCCCCATTAACAAGTAAACCAGGAAATATTCCTAACCCTCTTGCTTTAAATCTTTATACTTTAGGTTATAATAATAAAAAGCAACTAACCACCCTAAATGATGCAACAAAAACCAATTTAGCTACTTATTTAGAACAATATAGAATGTTAACAGATGCTATTAATATTAAGGATGCGTTTGTAATAAATTTTGCTTTGGATTTTGAAATATGTGCTTTTAAAAACTTCAACAATGAAGCCGTATTATTAGATTGTATATCTGAGTTAAAAGACTATTTCAATATTGATAAATGGCAGATAAATCAACCGATTATTATATCCGAAATACAAGGATTAATTGGAGGAGTAAAAGGTGTCCAAACAGTAGAAAAAGTAGAATTAACGAATAAAAATGGAAGTGCATTAGGTTATTCACAATATAAATATGATTTTGGGGCAGCTACTCGAAAAGGAGTAATTTATCCTTCATTAGACCCTAGTATATTTGAATTAAGGGTACCAAATTCTAACATTAAAGGACGCGTAACAACATATTAAAATGGCATATTACTTTATATATCCTGAAAAAGATACAACACTTTATAGCCACCCTAACAGAACTAAACTGAATTCGGGTAATGATGAAATTCTGGAAATTGTAAAAGAAAAAGGATCAAGTGATTCTATTTATTATCCCTCAAGAATCCTAATAAAATTTAAGGATGATGATATAAAAGACACTATTAAAGACATAGTGGGATCTTCTAAATTTAATGATGGAATATCCAAAATTACCTTAAAACTTTTTTCATCAGAACATAAAAACTTAACATCTCCTTTAAATTTAGAGACATTTGCTCTATCACAATCATGGGATGAAGGTACAGGGAGATTTTCAAATGTCCCCCTATTATCAAATGGGGCATCTTGGGTTTATAGAGATAATAATATTAATACTACTGGGTGGACAATTTCAGGTTTTGCAACAAAAACATCGGGATCCATAAATGCCCCTGGGGTGCTAGAGGGGGGAGGGACATGGTATAGTGGAAGTAATTATGTAGGATCACAGTCATTTGGTAAAAATCAAACGTTAGACACTGATATAGATGTAACTAATATTGTAACTCAATTTTCCTCAAGTTTATTTACGGGGGGAGGTATAGAAAACCAGGGATTTATAGTTAAACAAACATCTACAGAGGAAACTAACACTTCATCTAGTTTTGGAGAACTAAAATATTTTTCTTCAGATACACATACAATTTATCCCCCTAAATTATGTTTCAAATGGGATGATAGCACTCATGAATACCAAGAATCTGCAAGTCTTGGTGGGGAGTTAAATGTTTCATTATATAGAAATAAAGATGAATATAATCAGAATGATATAGCAAAATTTAGAGTTCATGTAAGGGATAAATACCCTACAAGACAATTTGCTTCATCTTCAAATTACCTTAACACCGGTTATTTTACCACTTCCTCTTATTATAGCATAAGAGACGCTCACACAGAAGAAGAAGTTATCCCTTTTGATAATACATTTACTAAAATGAGTGCTGATACGGAGGGGATGTACTTTAACATAAACATGAAGGGTCTTCAACCTGAAAGATATTATCGTCTCCTATTTAAACATATTAATAATGATGAAACAACTATTTATGATGAAAAATATCACTTCAAGATAATTAGATAATGATTAATATAAAATTACATAAAAAATTATATGGGGTCAGATCTGCGGGGGAGGTTGTTGATACATCTTTTTCTGAATTATTTAAGACTAAAGAACCTGTGAACACGGGCATGTTATTTAAAATATATAATGAACTCTTTTATGATATTCCTAAGGTAGGTGATAAATCACATACTTCTTTTATTCAACGAAGTTTAGATTATGTTAGGGATTATATAGATCCTAAAGATTCTGAAATAGATGCTCTTATAGATCGTATTGAAGTTTTGGAAGAAGAATTAGCAAATGATAATGACCAAGAACATCCTTTTTTCGTTAATGGTTCTTTTCTTTCGAGTAACCTTAATGGAGGGGCAGTTTATATAATGGAAAGTGGGAGAAAAAGAAGCATAAAGGGATGGGATTTAGTTGAAACATTAGTAAAGATAACAGGTAAAGGAGGAATGTCCCATGAAGAAGTATTCCTCATAGTCCAACCAGAAACATTAGAAGGAATACCCTCGGGTCCAATCATAGAGACAGAACAAGATTTAAATGATTATGATTATACCATACCATCCAAAACTCAAGATTTTTTTACTATTAAAACAAGTTTAAATGCTTTAAATCTTACTGAGGGTCAATTTATTCAGCTCAGGAGACTTTTAGAAATGAAAGAGGAAAATGGTGATATTATATTGGGGAAATTTACTCGACCTACAAAACAAACCTCCTCACAATTAATTTCTGATATTCTTACACCTCCCGATGAAACTACCCTAAATATGTCAGGGGAGGAGGAATTAGGGGATGAAGGTCTTTTACATAATGATATCTTTGGTAATTTATGATATGATGGGAGAGAATAAACTTAATTTAAATAAATCAGTATCTTCAAGAGAACTATCAAGAAAATTTGGGAAGGAGGAAGATATAATAGAATTACATATTTATAATACTAATGGAGATTTAATATCTTCTGATTATAACTTTATAAAATATAAATTCCCAGACAATTTATCAGAACCTCTATCATCTGAATTAAATATAGAACCTCATGATATTCTAAAATCAAAAGGTTTTAAAACAGGAAAATATAACTTAACTTTTAACGTCCATAGAAATAAAATACTAAGTTCAAAAAACCCTTTCTCTGTTAAAGAAATTTCACCTTCTCGAAAGGAAATAAGAGTCATAGCTAATAAGGCCGACAACAATACATTAAACTTATATTCAAAATCATATATAAGTGAAATAGAATCATCTATATTTTTTAAGGAGTTTATTTTAAACTTTAAAAAAAATGTAAACCCCTTAGGTGTCAATTTAGTATTAAATACATATCCCACTAAATATGAACTCTTAATAAAATTATTAGATCCCCTCCCCCAAGATATATCTTTAGGAGATACATTTAGTATAAGAGAAGAAATAACAGATCCTATTACTTTAAATATAGATTTAGGGGAACCACAAATAATAGATACTAGCACCCCCCTAAAGGGGCCTAACTTTAAAATAGATGTTAGATTAAACAACAGTGTTCCTTCATCCTTTAAAACATATGATGATATATTAACTTATAGTTTAACCTCATCTTATCAAAATGTTTTAAATAAACTAGAGAACCATGAGGTTCCAGCGGTATCTTACGATTATATAAGACCTGTTTCTGAAAGCAATGGGGTAGGAGATTATTATCCCACACACTTTGAAAATTTTGTTCATTTTAGTAGTGCTGTTGAGCGCCTAAAAAACTTCGAATATAAAATAAAGTTAATTGAATTATACAACGGCCAAATAACAGACATAGAGAACATCGAATGTGATGTATCTGCGACTATACCCATTCAAGAAAATCTTGAAGTTCTTAATGATAAAATAACAAGATTGTTAAAAGCTTTCGATGGATATGAAAGATTTTTATATTATACATCAGGATCCTTAGCTTGGCCTAAATCTAATACTACTACTCCTTACACTCTTTATCCTGTAACCTCACCCCAGGTTCAAACGTGGTTAGGAGATGAAAAAGATACCTACCCTTTATATGGGGGACAATTATTATCTGCTTCTCTTTTTGATAGACAAAATGAATATGCTTTAATAGATTTAGTACCTAAACATATCACTGATAATTCTGCAAATGATTTTTATTCAACCTTTATTAATATGGTGGGTCAACATTTTGACCAAATATGGATACACATTCATCACATCACTAAAATAAATGATACTCATCATACAAGGGGCATATCTAAGGATTTAGTTTATTATCAATTAAAAAGCTTAGGTTTAGAAACATTCGATCAATTTGAGAATTCAAACCTAATAGAATACATTTTAGGTGAGGGAAATACAGGAAGTGCATTTTATGATACACCCTTCTCACAGTCATATGTGACTGCTTCGAATGAAGGTTCAATCCCTAAAGGAGATATTACTAAAAATATTTGGAAAAGATTATACCATAATGCACCCTACCTTTTAAAAACAAAAGGAACAGAGAGGGGTTTAAAGGCGTTAATGAGTTGTTATGGTGTACCTTCAACACTATTAAATGTAAAGGAATATGGGGGTTCTACATCTGATAAAACTACCTATCAAACATTTAGCTATGAGAAATCAGGGTTAGCTTTAAAAGGAACCACAGGACTTTCAAATCACTTAATATCTTTTCCTTGGGCATCTAATAATAATGCCAGTAATTCTAAAACTATCCAAGTAAGAGTTAAACCAGAAAGGGACACCTCCCATAATGTTAATATATTCACTTTAGAGGCCTTAAAATTATCCATACAAGTATCTTCATCAGGAACAGATATATACACATCAGGGGATAATAATAAATTTGGTAGATTATGGTTACAATCATCATCATTAGCGAGTGCTTACACAGAATATTTCCCAATATATGATGGTGATTTTTGGAATATTCATATGTCAGGTGAGGGGAGTAACGTTTATTTTGGAGCATATAAATCAAATTATCTAAAAAATATATTTAATTACACAGGATATAGTAGTGCAAATACAGGCTATGGGGCTAATTTTGGGAGTACGTCTGGGGGAGGAGCAACAAATTTAATAGTAGGTAATAATTATTTTAATGGTTCTATCCAAGAAGTAAGAGCACACTGGGGCGAAATATTATCCCATGATACCCTTACAAAACACGCCCTTGAACCTTTCATGTACGCTGGTAACACAATTTCTTCCTCTTATGATAACTTACTAATAAGATTACCTTTAGGAAGTACCGATGTAGAAACATTCGAAAACCACGTACCTAACACTTCTTTAACAAATGCTAATACGGTAGCTACCTCTACAACAACCACAAGTTGGGAAGAAGTAATAGAAACACACCATCTACCCTCCCCTGACACAGTAGGAGCATCAATGACTTCTGAAAAAGTAAGAATTGACACAGGCACAGTTGATGATGATATATTATCTCCTACTATAAAAGGAGAAACCTCCACATTAGATAGACAACCACAGGATTTCGAAGATTTAGGTGTATTTTTCTCACCCACAACCGAACTTAACGAAGATATAGTTTATACTTTAGGAGCATTTAGAATGGACGACTATATTGGTTCCCCCCTCCCCTCAGCACAAACTGCGGATACTTATACTAATTTAAAAGATATTAGAGACGTTTATTTTAAAAAAGTAGATAAAAGATATAATTATATGGATTATATCAAATTAGTACAACAAATAGATCACACTCTATTTAAACTAATAGAGCAATGGGTACCAATGAAAGCCAACTTAAAAACAGGCCTTCTAATTGAACCACATTATCTTGAGAGAAACAAATTTGCAAGACAAGTGCCTGTAATCGATTATGGTCAAACAATGACAGAGGGATCATATACAACTCTCGATTTCCAAATTGACCCCGAGAGGGCCTTTACCCTAGAGGGATCGCCAGTTTCTACAAATAACCTATCTTACATAACAGGAAGTACGGGTCAAAGAACAGAAACAGGAACCAACACAACTATAAATGTTAGTGGATATATATTAGATGAATCACAAGAAGCAGCACAGGCACCTATAAAACCATATACTACAACAAAGCCAGAAGGATATAAAAAATATACCTCAAATACCCTTCTAGGAAATGCAACTAAAGGAAAAGTGTCTAGTAGGTATTATAGGAGTTTAGATAATGGACAAGAATTTGATTATTAATTATGGCAGTTACAAAAAGTTTTAGCGTAGAGTTCGATGATGCTCTTTTAGATTTAGATGGATGGAAAAATCCTAGATATGAAGGGTCAAAATTAACAGGAAAAAAAATTAACGAATGGAACGAAGGTGATATTACTTATGGTTTAAACCCTGTAATTACAAATAAAACCACAGCATTATATATTGGTAATACTATAATAGGAGGTGAGGATGAAGACCCACAATATGCTCACATAAAGAAACATTCTTATGTTAGTATCAATAGAATTCTTATAATTAACCCAGAAACAGAAGATGTAACAATTTTAGATTCAACACAGGAGGAATTTGAACCCTTCCATCGTTTTATAACAAATGATTTACCAACTGGGGGATCTTTTAATATTAGATTATTAGATTTCTCTATCCCTAATTCTCTAGATGCTACTAGCGAATATTATGTTAAGATGAATAAAGGGTGGCTGTTGAAGAGTTTTAAATATGGGGAGGAAGTATTATATAATGATGATGAAGAAATACATACAGCTTCTTTAGGACTTATTACCAGTGGTAGTGGGCAGGGTTGGAACGCCTATATATCCCCAAATTACCTTAATTTTCAGTTTGGAAGTAAAAAAACATATGATGGTCTAGCAGACTATAGTCCCTCATATGTTTCCGCATCGATAATTTCCAATAAATTTACGGATGATTATTATTCGGGAAGTTATTCATTCCCCCCCTTTAATACAGGATCCTCTGGGGCTTTTGGCTCAGCTAGTAAATTCTTAGGAGGAGAAACATTAGATTATTTAAACGCTGAAATTCTAAATACAGAGGTTCATTTAACTTTATTTAAGGGTACTTTTGATTTAGCCCCAGGTTTTAATGACGAAAGAAGTATAAGTACATTTGAAATAGATAGTAATATACAAGGACTAAATGCTAGAACCCCATGTTTGGGGGGAGGGTTATCATTAAATTTTTTAAGTCTTAAGGGACAAAAGGGAAGTAAATTTTGGCCCACAACCACCCCTGTTTCTATAAGCTCTACTCAGGAAAACTGGATATACCATGATGGGGGTACATGCCAGCCCTTTGCCCAACTGGACATTAGTGAGTTAATTGTTTATGTAAGTAATGCACAAGCAGAACTAGAAACACCTAAATATTCAGGTGGTTTCACATACGAACTCTCTTTCCTAGACAAGGCACATACTTTAATAACCAATATACCTAAAGAAAAATATCTCCCTAATGGTATTGGGGAAAAAGGGTATGTAATAATACCAGAACAAACAGATCGCCGCGTTAAAGATAATATAGATTACTACCTCGAAAAAGCAGGATTAATCGAAAAAACAGTAACAAATAAGGCTCCACGTAGAGGCAGATAAACTTTATATTTATAACAAAATACAACACTAATGGGATATTTAGACAATAGTAGCATCACGGTAGATGCGATATTAACAAAAAGAGGTAGAGAACTTCTTTCAAGAAATGATGGGTCTTTCAAAATTACCCAATTTGCTCTAGGTGACGATGAAATTGATTATACTCTATTCAATGAAAACCATCCAAATGGGTCACAGTATTCAGGAGAAGCAATTGAGAATATGCCCTTGATAGAAGCGTTTCCAGATGAGAATAATATTATGCTTCATAAGTTAATAACATTACCTCGTGGTACTAGTAAACTACCAATTGTAACTGCTAATATCCCTAAGATTACACTTTCTATTGGTTCTTCTTTCCTATTAAACCCTTCAACTTTAAACTTTAATGGGTCTGCAGCACTAAAAGAACCAGGTGGATATATGGCAACAATCGCTGATAGAAGATTATTAATTTCATTCGCAGGAATAGAAGCAAAATCAGCATTAACTTCAAGTTCTAGAAAACCTTTCTCATCTACTGCTATTTCGGAAACAGTAAGAGGAGGAAGCTTTAATTTAACTGCTATAAACAGTACGGCTTTATTTGGAACAAATTCAAAATTATTAACCACAG